AAGTTCTTCTGATACAAACTTATCCTTAACAAATAAATCACTTGGACTTACTTTCTTACTCATTGGCATCAACAAGTCTAAGTAATCAACTAGTATAACATCAATCTTTCTGTTGTTCTTAACTTCATATTCTTTAATAAAACTTCTTATGTCGTTTGCTGTCTTACCACTTGGCATATACTTGATCTGAAACGATCCTGCTTTCTTGCCTGCCATCTTAACTTTCATTTCAACAGTATCAAGATCTCTAAATATTTCTCTGCTTGGAATATCAGTCATCATACTATCAACTCTCATAGCAACCAAGTTCTCACTTAATTCTAGTGTTAAGTATACAACGTTCATTCCGTTCAATGCCCAGTTGCAACCTAAGTTTGCTAAGAACAAACTCTTACCTGCACCCGAACCACCTGCAAAAATGTTTAGCTCACCTTTGTTAAAGCCACCAAACAGTTTCTTATCTAAGCTCTCCCAACCAGTACTTACTTGTCCATTGTTATCTTTCAATCCCATAAGTCTACCTTTAGGATCTGCAAAGTAATCTATACCTAAGTCTTTTTGTAAACCTATCTGTACTGCCTCTTTGATCTTAGTTTCAACTGGACCATACTCACCCTTTTCAAGTAAGTCTGCACTTTCTAATATAGCACGTTCTAAACTTTTATGTCTACTAAAAGTTTCAAAGTCATTAAGCAACCAATCATAATGTTGATCATTAAGTCCTTGTGGAACTTCTAGTTTAGTTTGTGTACAAGCACTATTAACAATCTTTTCTGTAGGAAGTGTATTGTGTTCATCAACAAAGTTCTTTATAAACTCGGCTGTTGGTTGTAGCTTACGATCAAAGTTCTGTGGATCAAAGATACCTTGGCAACGCACAAATGTTTGTGCATCGCTTAACATAATTTCCAAATAAGTTTTTTGGATCTCTATTCCATAGTCAGTGTTTTGCTTCATACCTTATTATACCATATTTTATCATCAAAGTCAATGTGTTTGTTGTTCAATGCCAAAACAGCACCAACACAACTACCTGGATCTCCAGGATTCTTAGGAACGTATATATTAGCCCAGTTCTTTCTAATACCGTCTACAGCCACCTTATTTAAAGCACAACCACCCGTTAAGATTAAGTTATGACTTGGCAACGTTTTCAAGCACCACTTACTAGTTGACTTAACCATTAACTCAAAAACAAATTGAGTAGCATTGGCTAGTCTGCTCATATCATTTTTTGTATACAATTCAGGCTTATACCAATTTGCACCTTTGTGTAAGTTATGTTTAAACTTAACACCTGGAACTGATCCGTCTAGTGGATCTTGTATAAACGTTTCTATCATATCATTAACAAGTTGTAAGTTCTCTTGTGTAGAAATATCTCTACCCATGGGTTCAACTAGATACTCATCTCTGTTAGCTTGTAGTCCTAGTCTTTGTGTCATTGCACTATAAAATAATCCAACACTATGTGGATAGCTTTGTGAATAGATTTGTTTTAGTTTATTACCTTCACCCATCCATACAGTAAACGTTTCATACTCACCTATTGAATCCAAACATATTATTGTTGCATTTTCTAATCCGCTAGTGTAGTAACCATATGCCGCGTGTGCTCTATGATGTCTAACATACTTTATAGGTTGATATAGATTCCATTTGCTTAGATATCTTTTAATGTTGTTCTCGCCAAACAACCAACCTTGACCTGCTTGTAATTGACGTAAACTTTTAAGCCAAGGTTTTTCATACCAAACAATTTTATCTGGTCGAGGTAGTCCTTCTGTGATTGTGATATGTTGTAGCATATCATAATTTAAATGCGGGTCGTGTTCTATGCCACTAAAGTCTTTTGATAGTCCTGCCCAACGACATTTTAAATCCTTGAACGGTCCTTCCTCAAAGACTGCCACACTTGCGTCATGACTGTTTCCAACTATACCCCAAATGATCACTTACGTTTCTCCTCGATCTTATCTGCAAGTCCGTATGCAATAGCTTCTTCGGCAGTCATAAACTTATCACGATCCATGTCACGTTCAAAGTCTTCATATGTCTTACCTGCTGTGTTATGTTTAACATACAGTCTTGTTAAATGTTCTTTTAAATATTGTATCTCTTTGTAACGTATTTCAATATCACTTGCCATACCTTGAGCACCACCACTTGGTTGGTGTATCATTGTACGTGCATTAGGTAGTAGAATACGTTTGCCAGGTGTACCTGCCTGTGCAAGGAATGATCCCATGCTACAAGCCTGTCCTAATACTATTGTGCTAACATCACTCTTGATATATTGCATAGTATCATATATGCTCATACCACTAGTAATAACCCCACCTGGACTATTGATGTAGAAGTTAATTGTTTTATCTGGTGCTTCACTTTCTAAGAAAAGCATCTGTGCAACTACAACGTTTGCACTATTGTCATCGACAGGACCATTCAACATTACAATTCTATCTTTTAATAGACGACTGTAAATGTCGTATGCTCTTTCGCCTTTGTTGGTAGACTCGACTACCATGGGTATTAAGTTGCTCATTTATATTCCTTTTACTTTTTTATAAATTTTGTGTAATACATAGAACCAAACACCATTAATGCTCGGCTCGATCAAAGCAACTGCACCTGCCTCCCAGAGACTTGCTCCAGTCATTATACTTACAACAGTCATTGCAATTACGATGTGGCCTAGTGTATAGACTAATGCTAATGTCAGACTAGAAGCAGTAAGCATTTTTTTAAATGCTCCTTGTATTCCTTGTGTGAATTCTGTCATTATTCGTTCCTTTCTATTCCATACCCATTACATTAAAGCTCATGCTAGTTCTAGTAACATCACTCTTGAATGGATATACCGTATGTTTAAGTCCTGCATGAAACAATAAGAAGTCACCAGTCTTTGGTATTATCTTATGTGTTCCGTTTGCACCAACGACATCAGGACCATACAAAAACTCTATCTGTCCAGGACAGTTCATGTTAGTGTCTTTTGTATATTCCTCGTTAGCAATAACTTCTGGTACATCTATATAGACTACTGCACTAATCATTCCTGAATGACTGTGCATTGGATTAAACTCATCTTTGATTTGATAGTTAATCCAAGGACCTGTACCTAAGTTAAAATTAACGTTGTCGAAACTTTTTTCTTCACCAGGAGTAAGTAAGTGACTATCAAATCTATCACTTTCGAATTTCATATACTTCCTGATGTGTGGTTGTATAGTGTTTGTAAACTTCTCCATATCTTTGACTACTATGCCTTTTTGATCTTTTATATTGCCTGCTAAATCATGGCCGACATTCTGTCCTTCTTTAGTATCCTGTGCAACTTGCTGAAGATACCATACTTCATCCTTGTCAAGTACACCGTGGTATATAGTTGGACCAAAGGGTCTTATAAACTTATGCGACATGATAGTTTAATATTCCTGTTAAAAATATAAATGTTGCTATAGCATTAATAAAAATTAAAGCTCTATCGTGCCACAGATATCCAACTGCACCCCAACCTATTACTCCAACTAAATGAAAGTATAAGTTCCAAGGAGTTACTTCAGCACTTGTTAATGCCATACCGATAAGGATAATAAAACTTGCATTCCATTTGATATACCAACTTAAATCGTATTTGGGTGTAATTTTCTTGAACACTCTTGTACTATCCAATGCTTTAATCTTATCGTCCAATTTCTCTCTCATGTCTAATGCTTTGTTGGTCCTTTAATATCCTGAACTTCATCTCTTGATAAAAAGATAGCCTCCATTATATCATCGTAGTCTTCTTTGGCTAGTGCTGTTTTATAAATCTTAATTGCCTGAGCACACATTACTCCTGCAACTTCTAGAGGATCGTATTGTCCAGATGCTATTAGCTTGTTAGCTTCAGCTTCTAATATACGATAGCACTCTTCTGTTTTATCTTTTTGTATCATGTTAATCCTACTTGTAAATAAATGGGTCTTTCTTTTGTAGCTCTTTAATTCTTTTCTTGAACTTTCTACGTTCCTTCCAATCTTCAAAGAAGCCTTTTATCTTGGCCCATAAGTTTTTTAACCAAACCATTTCTTGCTCCTTAATTTAATTTTTAGTTCTGTATCTTCTGTGCTTGATACTAGTGTATGAAGTGTGTACATTCTACCGTACTTAATTACTGCGTCATTTACATCTTTAACGTCTTCGTCCCAATCCGGCATACTTACTGACCAACCTAGTTCTATTGCTTGTTCCATTAGTTTGTGTCCGTTATCATCACGATCCGGAACTAGTATTACTTTCTTATTTAACGCATTTATGGCCAGGGCCTGTTGATCTTTGACTTCGCTACCCAATAGTGCAACGCCATCAACACTAATGGCATCAAATGGTCCTTCAACTACAATACAGAATATTCTTTGATAGTTTTGTGCATCTAAATTAAAAACATATCCTGGTTGTTGTTCACTCATGTATTTTGGACTTCCATCATTTACTTTACGTGCAGTCCAACCTACAACTCTACGTTCACTATCATATTCCTTATGATAAAACGGAACGATCAATCTATCTTTATAACCTAGCTTAGGTGTCCAATGAAAGTTATAGTCGTCAATATAAAGTTGTCTAGTCTTCATATATTCCAATACCTTAACTAAATTTTCATCCATGCCACTCGGCTCTAATGCTTTCCAATCTGCCCATGCACTTATTGGTCTTGCACCTTCTGGCAGATCCTTGTCGACGAACTTCGGCAGTTCTATAATAGTATCTTTGAAACCTTGAGTCTCATTCAACTGTAGAACTGCCAAAGCTAACTTTGTTATAGTATCGTCTGAAGCGCCTAGCCATTGTAATAGTCTTTTCATTTTGCCAGATAGCTTACGACCTGACTGCCAACTTGCCTTATAGCCACAGTTAAAACAATGATAGCTTACACCATCTCCTGTGTTGTTCTTAATCAATCCTCCACGTTGTCGGGTGTCCTGAGTGGTACCATTGTGATGACAACATGGAGCATTAAAACTAGTCCAACCAGATGGAGTTGTTTTCCGTTTGCTCGGAAGATGTGAAAATACTGTATCAAAAACTAGACCACTCATACTAATATTATAGTATAATATGTCTAGAAAGTCAACTAGTTTCTTATTAAAACTTTATCTATTGTGCCGTTTTCTTTTGTGTATCTAATTCTTAAATGGTTGTATACGCCATTAAAGTTTATATACTTTGGTGTACTAGGATTGGATAATGCTAGTGTTCCTACTGTACCCCAATATGTGCTACCGGATATTGTATTGTCCAAAGTAGCTTGTACCAAAACATCACCAGTAAATCCTGTTGAATATACTGCCGCAGTATGTAATGCTTCGTTACCATTCTTAGCCGGCTCGGCTGTGATTGTTTCACTGTTATAGATGTTTGTACCTACACCTGTTTCAGTAAATGTTTTTAGATTGTATGTGTCTGCTGGACCAGGAAACGCATCACCTTCAACCTTAATCACACCTTTAGCACCGTAGTGAGAGTTTGCATAAGTTAGTGTCTTGTCGCCACTTGTTGCAACCATATAAACGTTGTAACTACAAAACTGTTCTTTTACGTTTAACAGATCGTTCTCTGATACTGTTACTGTGAACTGTCCTTTATACAATGGTGTTGATGTTTCTTTAATTGTTCCGTCACGTTCAACGATCATCTTATTGTTTTCGTCAAACATAACAAACTTAGGCGTGTAAGTGTTTAGTATGCTTACAGGCTTCTGGTCTGGGTTCTTAATCTCAAAGGTCAAGACATTATCTATGCCTCTGTAGACTGTCATGTTTCTCTGGTACACTGGTCTATACTCCGTTATGTTATTAGTCAGATCTGCTATGAGTACTGACTTATTGGTTGCTAAATATCGATATGTTAACTGCATACGTATATTTATCGAGAAAAAATTAGAATGTTACTTAAAGATATAGAAACAAATTTCCCCTTTTTAAGCATCGTACAATACGGTGGCAACGAGTATGTTGGTATTATAAACAACCAAGATAACTTTGTTACAAGTATGTATGTGTACACAATGCTACGTACAGATGAAGAAAAGAAACACTTCATAGACATGGGAGAAGTATGGTGGTTTGAAAGCAACCGTACACTACCCATAAGTATATTCCTTCCTAAGGAGTTTGACCTGTTTAGACATTGTCTAGTTACAATGAACAGCAAAGACGTAAAGGTTACTACTGGCCCTGTAGTAAACATAGGCAATCTTGCAATTAAACGAGTCAAAAGAAAGAGCGTTCAATTGATGAGAAAGCCTAAAGAAAAATGAAACTAGTTGTAGCAGGATGTAGTTTTTCAGACTACATGGAAAAGAATGATAGTGTGTACGGAGATACACTTGCAGGATTCCTGGGTGCAAAGTATGTACACCACGGAGCAGGATCAGGATCCAATTGGCGTATATGGCGTGAAGTTGGTAACATGGTTTACAATAACGAGTTTGCTCCAGATGATATTCTTATAGTACAATATTCTAATAACGAAAGACAAGAGTTTTGGTCAGCTAATCCACCAGACAAAGATAGAATAATTAATGGCGTGAAAAGAATGAATCTACGTGAACAAGGACCAGAGTATGGTAGTATCATTAGATGGAAGTTTGATTCACACACTTGGTTAGATAAACCTTATCCTAAGGAAGGTAAGTTTGCAAAGATGTATCAGAACGGACACGTATCACAAGGCTTCACCCAATTACAATTTAATGCACATAACTTAATGTTTCAATCGTTGTTAAAAGAAAAGAAAATTAAAACTATATTTTTACGTTCAAGAATCAATGAAGGTTATGACTTAGAAGAGTATCATGATAAAAATTGTTTTGCAGAATCGGAAGAAGATAAACAAAACATAGAATTAAGATACCAACCTGAGGATCCATCACATCTTAATAACAAGGGACATCTTAACCTTGCTAAAAAATTACTGCGACATATTAAAGAATTAGACTGGAAATAAAGTCAAAAAAAACCGCCCTAGTATTTCTACTGGACGAACGTGTTGGCGCCTTCTCCCAACTTGCGAATCTCTTTTTGTTATATGTATTTATCTATTTGTATCTTTTCGGACTTAATTTAGGTCTATAATGCTGTGCTTTGAATAAACTATTATGTATAAACTGTGTGACCTTGTTGTGCATACTTCTATGATCACCTGTTAGCACTTCCATTTCATAGTCTTCTCTCTTAAAAGGAATCACTTGACATATAGGCATACCATACTCTAATGTTATTTCTTCACCCATAGGTGCAGTAAAGAAACTATTAATGTGTGCTTCATGATATAAGTCTGTATCTATTATACCATTCATTATTTCTAAGTTGTTGTGTTTGTTATAGTAAGGTGCAACAAACATACAACTATATCCAGGAGGTGTTTTTACAAACCAAGGATTCATTAATTTAAAACTACCATGAAAGGTATCAGGACCAAAAGGATAAGCATCCATCTGTTCCATAGGGTGTGTACTAGCACCAAACATACTTTGTTGTCCACCTGGCATTCTCCATCTTATGCCTTGTGGTTGTTCCTGTGTTTCAGGTACACGTACTACTTTGTAATCACTCCACAAAGGAATAACATAACCTTGATTGAGAACATCTAGTATGCCTGGACAACTCTTTACAGTCTTAGGTCCACCTCTATCTTCAAGTTCTTGTGACATAGGTACTTCAGGAGTCTTTTGTTTCTTAAACCATTCAGGCCAAAACTTACTCGCTGGTACGGGTGGCAAACTTTCTTTAAGTTCGTCAAAGTGTGTAAAAAATGTTACCTTAGTTGTTTTCATATAGTTGTTCGCATATTAAATTCATCTGCACTACTATTGCGTGTGCGTATGCAACTGCGTGTGCTTTCTTAAAAAAGTATTCTCCACTACTTGGCTTTGTCCAAACTTCCTTGTGTATCTCCTCCCAAGAGCTGTCTTGCAGATATCTCTTTGCGGGTCTTATTATCGCCAGTGTCGCCGCTAGTTCCAATATCGTTTTCGGCTTCAGTTTTTTTAGTAGGGAACTGTGTTCTCCTACGTGAAATAATTTGCTTGTGAATTCTGCTTCTGTGAGTAAATCCCATAATGGTTCCTTTGTCATAAGTTTAGTAAGATGCTCTTCATCTTTTAAATCTTTGTATAAACTAACATTAAGAAAGTCTAGTTTAAAATATCCTCTATCTTCTGCTGTCTTATGATCCAAAGTAGATAACATATCAACAGGATTATGCGGAACTTCTGTTACATATACACCTGTGTTATGTTTCTTATTCTTGTCTAATCTTGCAACACGATGTTCTAGCTTATCTAGTATAATGTCTCTATCAGCAAAGTCAATATCAATATCTGGCATTATCTATTCTCTTCATAACTTGTTTTAAATGCTAAAGTTATTCTTGGTTTGTTTGTATTCAGAGGTGCATGGCCTTTGTGTAGTTTCATAGCATCAAAACAAACTAATGTGTTTTGTACAAATGGAACTGTTTGTTCTTCGTATATTTCAAATGCACCACTATCTGGAAGTGTTTCACTTGCCATATAAAGACAAGTTAAGTCACCGTCATCTGAATGAAAGTCGCTCTCCATTCCTTCGTGTTGTATGTTTATGTACATTCTAATTAAGTTTAAATCTTTGTTTAAGGTCGTTTTAAGTTTAGTAAACAAGAAGTCGTTCAACGGTTCATGTGGGTTCATTTCTGAAATATAAAATTCTTTAGCACCCTTAACAGATCGTTGACCAAAGTAGTGCGGATAGTCATACGTAAACTTATTGTCTAAGTATTTTACCATATCTTCTTCTAGCCAATTATCAATCTGTGTATACATTATAATCCTGCTTCTTTAACAATTTCTTTTACTAGTTCAACATCTGCTACGCCTCTTTTAAAACGCATAGCCCAATGATTAGGTTGCATTACGTGATATACTATTTGTAGTTGTTCATCATTCATTTTACCTAACATATCTTTTCCTGTTTTACAATTTAATATTAACCATGGACTTACTTTGCCATCTTTAATATCTTGACAAACTCTATTTAAACTTGCATAGTTAAAGTAGTCTTGCCAACGTGCTTCTTTATCATCACCCCAGTCCATCATAGTCTTTACACTACGTTCCAAGGCAGTTTCAACATTCTCTTTTAGTATTAGCTCTAGTGCATAACGTTCATACATTTCTTCTCTGCACCAATGATCTAATCTTACTCCACTTGTAACAACATAGTCAACATACTTTTCTGGATACAAAGGACGTACATTGTTTACAAATGATCCAAACTTTACAAATGCATTGTAGTATGGACTATCACAAAACTGTTCATACGTTTTGTTTTCTTTTGCTTTCTGACATAGCTTATAGAATCTATTGAATGTCAAATAGCCTAGTTGTACACGCCTTTCATCTTTTTGAAAGTGTCTACGTTTCTTTTCGCACATATGAACTGCAAGTGTTTTCTCTCTTGTAAAACTTGCACCACAGTAAGGACACGTAAACGGTTTAGAGTTTGACATCTTTCTTATCCATTCCGAGGTCTTCTGCGTATTGTTTAAGTTCTTTTGTTGTAGATAGTTTAGCAAGTAAGTCTACCTCATCTTCTTTCATGTTAGGGAACATACCCTTTAAAAATTTAATTACTTTTGCATCACCACTCTTTTGTTTTAGTCCTTGCCAAATGTGTTGTTTGCTAGAACTTTTTGCATTGTGTAGTGTGCATAGTAACTGCCATTGTAGTTTAGGATGTCTAGTACCTAACACATTCCAATTCTTGTTGTAGTTCTCGTTAGTTAATACAACAGCCAATTCCTTTGCTTCTCTTGTACCAGCAACAGAACTAGCATAGCGATTCAATAACCAAAAGTTAATCTCTTTTCGCTCTTCTTCTGTCCACTCATCAAATGCACCTTTGCCATTCATATCCATGGCCATGAAGATCTCATTCAGTGGTAATTTTCTTTTCGGCTTCATCTTTTATAGTATACCATATTGTACGCAATTTGTCAAGTTGTTTTTTGAGTGTTGGATAGTGATCTGATGCTTTTATCATATCCTGATATTCGAACGAATCGAATAAATCCATTTGTTTTGGTTCGCCACCAACAACCCATCTTGGTATTTTATTATGTGGTGCATCTCTATATCTTGCATAAACTACACCATCAGCTCGTTCGTAAATGAGTGCCTCTCCAGGTATTAAAGTACCCACATCACTTCGCTTTGCTACCAGCAGTACGTCTTACAATATCATCATGATTGAACTCAGCCCAATATAATTCAAATGCAACACCGTCTTCCAGTCCTTCGAATTGATGTACCTTGCCTGGTTTGACCTGTGTAAAGTCACCAGCTTCTAAAATGGTTTCGTCAACAAGTCCTTGATCTTCTTGCCAAACTCTGACAATCATCTTACCCGATTCAACAAAGAACCCGTTCCATTTATATTTGTGTTCATGTTCTGAACACTTGAAACCTTTCTTGTATTCAATGCGGTGAAACTCAAGCACACCATTTGCATGGATAAGCTCTGTACTTCCCCAAATTTTTCCTGCCTTCATAATCACTCCTTAAATGTAAATAGTTTTTCAACGATATGTCCGTCGATGTTAATGTAACGTCTTGTATGTGTTGGAAACTCTCTTGGTGTTACACCATGTAAGCTGTTTAATGAATTTAAAAAACAAACCATAGTGTTACGTTTGTATGGTACATGATCTACCTTTTCAATGTCATCTGGATCTACCTTTCGTCCTTTTATTGCTTTCCATTGTACGCCATCTTTGTTTTTGTAAATGTTTAATCCTCCATCTTCTTTCATATCATTTGGATTTTTAAAATAAAACAAACAAGCAAACAATTCTTTTGCTTGATCAACGTGTGGTGTACGTATTTGTTTTTGATCAATAGCATTGATCACAAATTGCATTTCCATTCTTACACTTGAACCTTGTGGAGCCTTTCTTTGGCTTACCTCTGCCCTAATATATTTTGTATACAAGTCTTCCGGAAACTGTCTCATTTCAACTGCTCCTTTAGGATACAGTGATGTAATACCTTGTCTAAATGCACGTAGTAAGTTATCCTTAAATTCTTTGCTAGTATGATATGCGGCGAAGTCACGCCATAAAGGAGTTACAACATTTTCATAATCAAACTCGTGTTGCTTGTAACGTATAGTACCAAAGCCTCTTGTTTCATTTGATGTACAATGTTGTTCTGGGTATTCTTTTTCTAGTCTTTCGTACAAGTCCCAGGGTAACACTTCTGGAATGTGTATGTATGGAAACGGGTCCATCTTTAGATGCTCTGGTTTAAAATTTTGTAATACACTTAACTGACTCATTTATACTTTGTTCCGATCTCATCGCTAGTTATATTTTCCCCACTATACAAGTGTTGTTGTGGAATCTCAAAAGGCTTGTCTACTTTCTTTTTCATTATTGCACAAACCATAGGGTCACGTTCCCAAGTATCTAATTGGAAGTCACCTCTATAACCCTTGTACCTTCTTAGCTTTTCAGTAGGACATTTCTCAATGCGTTCACCATTACTAGCACCGATCCATAAACCTTTTAGATCATAATCGTTTTGTAATGACAAGCAAGGATACAAGTTAGGTTGAGTGTTAAAGAAGCCATGATCAACCCAACGATAAAAAGGTAGTACGTGAATCATGTATCCACCTACCTTTGTTAGATCGTGTGTGTTTTTATAAACTGTATATTGATTGAATACGTGTTCACCAGTACCGTTGTTAGTTACTAGATCAAACTGTTCAGTCCAGTTATATTCTTTGCTAATGTCTGTGTTAAGATCCATAGCAACTGCATCCATGTCTGTATTAACATCAATTGCTAGGTACTTTGTAAATCCTAATCCTATAAAAAATTCTTTTGTTGTTGTTGGCTGTGCAGTTTTTCCTAGGCGTCTATATAGTGTAGCTCTAGATTTATTATTCTTTAATCTTTGATTACCAAGTTCGCAAACTGTAGGATTTGGTTTGCTTAGAATGTCATCTACTACACTATCAATCGCAGTTGTGATTAAATTTGTAAAAGACATTACTTCTCCAACACTACGATATATTTGTTATTAGGATGTACCTTACCTTGTTTATCTGTTCTTGTTTTTTCTATAAATTCGTGATGTACAAATTTAACACCTGGCATATTCTTTTCTATTTTATCTTTCCACCAACCTGGAGTCTCAACAATTAAGTGTGCGTTACGTCCATCTGGTAAAAACTTTTTAGCAGGACTTGTAGCAATAATTAAGAATGCGTTTTTGTCAAACGTTTCGTATATATCTTTTAAAACGGAGTCTAAGAATACAGGTTCAATGTGTTCTAATACGTCTGTGCTTATTAACATATCCCAAGAACCAACAGGTCTATTTTGAAATGATGGATGCCCTGGATCCCAACCTACTGCATTAATGTCTGGATATGATTCATGTAGTGCTTTTACTACACCCCCTTTACCACAACCGTAATCAAATATAGTCTGTGGTTTAAATTCTTTTAGCCATTTCTCAATAGCTTTTAGCCCTTTTGCATCTCCAAAAGATGCTTTCTCGTCATGCAGTTGTGATAACTGATGTACATATTCCTCACTTATTGTTTTCATTTAGACGTCCTTCCTGCCGTTTAATATTCTTAATCGACTTGTGGTAACTTCCTACCGATGATATATTAGTACTATTTAATCTATTCATTTCAGCATCGCTCACGAGCTGGCATTTGATCTCAACAGGTTTTTCGGACATTGGTATTAATTGCAACCAAGGGTCGCCAGTATTAATTTTTACTTCTGTACCATGTTTAACCATTATGTTGTTAAGTACTGCGTGTTGATACTTGTATTCAATAATACCAGGTACACCCCAGTATGCAGTTGGGTCTTTCATGTGCCATTCAGGTTTAATCCACACCCATTTAACTCCAGTTGCTTCTTTAATTAACCAAGGACTACCAACCTTAACATGAGCATAGTCTGGCTTATGGAAACTCCAGTCTTGTTCATCATGTGGTAATAGTGCAGTATGTTCTGGAAACACTCTTTGATCTAGTCTACCCATCTTGTCAGCTTTAAGATGTAGTTCGCACCAACTAGGAAATATAACACCTTGCTTTAGTATTTCATTAATAGCAGGACATTGTTTCATGCTACTAATTGGTACAGGACTTCCATCTGTATGTAAATTTGTATGTGTTCTTGTAGCTGGTAAGCTCTTCCACCATTCAGGAATAAAGTTCTTTGCCAACGTAGGTTGACATTGATCCATTACGTACTGTTGGTTAGTAAATGCTTCTAGTACTATTTTATCAGATGAGTAATCCATAATCTATCATTTCGCTTTGTCTTGAAATATCTTTTATAAACCAAGCACATAGTGGTTCTTTACCTTCTGTGATTGGAACTCCTAGTAACTGTCCGTTTTTAGTTTTAGGAAAATACCATTTCATGTCGTTGTAAAAATTTGTAATCTTAACCTGTCCCCAGTTCATTGTATAGCTAGATAAAGGATTAAAAAGAAATGCTTCAAAGCCTCGATCATTTAAACTTGTTAAAGGTAACACTTCAATATCTCCACCTCCTTCACTATCTCCTACTGCTAGGTTCCAATCTACAGGCATTGTTATTTCTTTTCCATTTATCTCTAATACAATAGCAGGGCTATTAAAACTTTCTAAAAAGATTAGAGGAATAAAAAAGAAGTCCGGTTCTTTAGGGTTACTATTATCAAGCACACTAAATCGAACATCTTCTTTGAGTTCTTCAGGTAGATTGTTTAATAGAAACGTTTCGTTTTCTAATGTTAATATTCTCATTTATTTTTTCTCATTATTTGTTTGGGAGTAAGTTTGCCAGTATCAGGATCGAGCTTTGTTAGTCTGCAACTAAACAAATTCTTAGGTCCCTTACTCGTTACTATAACAGGTTGGCCTTTTTCGTCTACAGTGATGTCTTTGATCTTAGCACTAACGTTTCTAAAACGTCCGACCAAGACTTCATCTCCGACTTTTATATCTACTGTAAACTTCTTCATTGCCAATCCAACTTCTCTAAGGTGAAAGGATACTCTGCTTCTTTGTAAAACTTTTTACGAGCTGTGAGGTGCCTCTTCGCATACTTGCACGAACTTGTTAAGTCCCATATCTGTACGAAGTCCTTGTCTTCGGCTTTTCTTATGCCTCTACCTATTGATTGAATTACTCTTACAAAAGATTTGCCAGGCTCGATAAGTACGAGATTGAAAATCCTAGGAATGTTAATCCCCACACTAGCGACTCCATATGTCGCGATAAGTACTTTGTTAGTTGCTTCTTTAACTTCATCATATTGCTCTTTACGGTCTTTTAGTTTAACATCACCTTTGATAAAAACAGAATCGGGTATTGCTTCTTGGAGTTGTTCTCCTGCACTAATCCTATCTACTAATATTAAGGTGTTGCCACTATCTTTAATGTTACTACACATCTTGGCCAAGTATTTAACTCTATCTTTATTTGTTACAAGATATTTGAGTTCTTCTTGATAAGAATTGTAAACAGTAGTGTCAAGCAGTTGCACAACGTTTACATGACACTTGGATAGTACACCTTTGTCTTGTAATTCCTTTGCACTGATTTGATTAATTACAGGACCAATACTTGCTAGAATACTTTGAAATTCAAACTGTTCTTTAGGTATAGTTCCTGTTAAGCCCCAACGTATGGGTGCATTTCTTAAGTTTTGTGTTAGTAATTTTTTTAATACTTCTGCCTTTGCTTGATGAACTTCGTCAATGATAATTGTTTCAATGCCATCTAAAAATTCTGCTAGTGTTAATACTGCCTCTCCATTTTTTGTTTTCTTGTCTAGTATGTTTAAACTTTGCCAAGTACAAATTGTGTGTGTTTTGCCTAGTTCTTTTCTGTCTCCAAAATAAACGCCGACGTCTAATCCAACATTTACATAGTCTTCTTCTGTTTGTGTTACAAGTGATTTGTTTGGTACAATAACTAATGTCCTACCTATCTTCTCGCATATATGCGATAGTGTTGCAGTAATAATAGTTTTACCTGCACCAGTGGCAACCTCTTGTAAGCATTGTGGTGTTTCCACAAACTTGTTAATTGTTTCTACTTGATAATCACGTAGTACTATTGGTTCGCCTTCTGCTGGATGTCCTTTTGGCCAAGTCTTACCTTGCCAATAATTTTCATCAACAGCATCAAACGTTAAGTCATGTTTGACTCTTTCATCTTTTATCTCTGCAATTTCAACACCTGCATCTACAAGTGTGTTTACAATGATATCAAGATGATTAACATAACCAGTACCACCAATTCCGAAAAAAGATATATTTCCATCCCATCTCCCTAGTTTGTATTGTGGAAGATAACGTGCATAAGGCACTTGGAATTTTAGCTTGTTAGCTATTTTACGTCTATACTCAACGGGCAGATTTTCTACCTTAACGTTAACTTCATCTTGTATTATTATTCTACAACTTACCATTATATCATTTCTGCTCTTACTGTTCCATAACTATAGTGAGGACTTGTATCCTCGTCGTATTGTATGATAAGATTCTGATTGGCCACATAAGCCTCAATGTTATGAGATATCTTTTTACTGCCTATTGTGAAAATGCCTTTTGGTATCCAACCGCCTTTCAATAAAGGCTTAGGAATCTTATTATTACTAATATACACTATTTTTGTATCTTTGTCAACTATATTATTTAATCCCTGTTCCTTCACATATTGGTTAAATTGTATTGCTTCATTACCTACTTTGCTGTCCAATCTAAATAGAACGGATACTTGTTTGTTGTCGATGTAGTTTCTAACCAAGTTTTGTACCTTAGTTACTTCTCCATAACTTTCTTTTGGGTTTACTAATACTAGCAAAGGATATCTATTCATTTCATCAATGCTTTTCAAAACCTCTTCAAGCGGCCATGTTTTGCTATTAACACAAACAAGACTTTCTTTTCTGTATACAATTTTTTTAGTTAGTTCACTTTTATCTTTTATGCTTTCTTTTACAGCCTCTTCATCGAAGTAGTT